CACTTAATTAAAAAGTAGCCGACTTACCCATCCCAATTAAACTCCATTTCCTGTAACGTACGCACCGTCTCGTCGTAGTCGACTTCTTGTTCTTTTATTTTTTTATTTTTTGCTCCCAACGCGCATTGCATTTTTGTATCTCACGAAGCATATCATCCCACGCCTTGCGCTTGGCGGCACCCAGGTGCTGTTCTCCACGCTCGATTTCCTCCTCTAATTTTATATCGCACATCTCATTCTGCACTCTCTCTACTTCAGCTACCCTATCATTGCATTCATTTTTAGTAGCTCTATTCAATAATCTTTTCCTGAACGGGATCTTAGGGCCCCCCTTGGCGCCAACTCTAAAACCATTATTACAACCACATCCTCTACTCATAAAGTGATAGAGAATAAAAGCACCAATTACTAAAAGTAAAATATGTTCTATTTCTATTTTCATATCAGACATTTATACTTAAAGATATATATTAAATTTAAATTAAATTTTAATTAAATTTTAATTAAATTTTAATTTAATTTGGTAATCCACCACCAGCACTCATAATATTGCCTCTTCCAGGATCATGTTGCCAACTATACATATTTTCATCTGTTCTTTGTGTAACGACACCTGGTCCAAAATAAGGTCTATTTAATTGTTTTTCTGTAGCATTATTATTTGCAACACAATCAGGTGGTATAAATTGACTACTCATCTTTATTCCATGTTCATCCCATTCATTTAAATGTTTTTGACAAAATACATTACTTTTCACCATAGGTAATCTATCAGAATAATAATATTTAGTATAATTATCTAAATCATACTTATTAAATGAAGATTTATCTATTTTATAAACATTATTTAATAAATGATATTCTAAACTAGAATCATTTACTCCAACTAATTTATAATATTTTTTATAATTTTCGTCTAATATTGCTCTAGTATCTTTATCAAACATATCATAATTTCTTAAATAACCTTTAGAAAATAAAGTAAAATCATATTTATTTATTATATTGTAATTACTACTAAATTCATTTCCAATAGAATTAATATATAATTCATCAGTATTTTTAAATCTAATAAAATCAATAAATACTTTTAATGTATAATAATTTTTAATATCATAAATAAAAAATACTACAATATATCTTTTATTTCCATGTATATCACTTTGTTCATATACTTGATCAATTTCTTTCAAATAATAATCTTGTTCATTATCAATAAATTTAATATGTTCAATTATTATATTTACAACATCTTTTAAATATTCATCTTTATTTTTAGGAATTGTATCTCTTGTAAAAATACTAGATTTACAATTACCATTTAATTCTACTTTATCATGACTTGATATCTGATTAAATATATATAATAAATTATGTGTTGGTTTTACAAATTTATCTTTTCTTAAATTTTCTCGTATATCAACTGACATATCTTTATTTTTTAATTCTACTACTATTGAATTTGTTTTTCTACTATAAAATAAATAAAAAATAATAACAGCTATAAATATTAACATTAAAGATTTCATTATATATTATTATTTTATTTTATTTTATCTTAATTATTATTTATTCTAATATATATTCTAAACAGGTCCAGCAGCGCCACCCCCTGCGCCTCCTCCAGCGCCTCCTCCAGCGCCATGCATAAAATCTCTCATATGATTTACCGCATAATCTTCGCCAAATACCTCCTCGAATAGTTCATTGACCACGCCATGATCCGGTGGATCTTCGTATAGTGCCGCATCAATTATTCCCATATCATGTAATATAAAATCTATATTAAAATAAAAATTAGAATCATAATTTATATTTAACATAGATTTCATATTATTTCTAATAAATTCATCATTTTCAACTTTATTATTAATATTTAATAATATTTTAAAAAAATCTCTATATTGATTATTTTTAGTTATATGATCTTCTCTATATTCTCTATATTCTCTATATTCTTTCTGTTCTGCAGTTTCAGGTTCAGGTTCTGGTTCTGATATATCAGATAAAACTTGATCGTCCGATGGAACTTGATCGCGAAAACCACCATGTTCTCGTGGATCATCATCAGATGGAACTTGATCATCGTCCGGATTTATTAATTCCAGTTGTAGTTCCTCTCTCTTAAAAAAATATTTATCCTCTCCCTCTACGAGTAAAGGAACTAAAAGAATTTCACCTGAATTTCTTATTATATGCTGAATGTTTATTTCATTTACAATATAATTATAAGTTAATTTTGTTTCTGATTCACCACCCTTATCATATACTATAAAAATTTCATATTTTATATCGGGATTCATTTTATTTTTTAATTCTAATCCTATAATTAATCTAGCATCAAATTTATATTTTATTTTATATATTTTGTAAATTAATATTTTATAATTATCATAATGTATATCAGTAATATCTTCTCCATCACGAATATTTGAATATTTTATCCTGGCCCTGCTGTAGCCGAGTAATTCCGGGTTTTGCCCTTGTTGATTAAATATTTTTTTACAGTTTTCATAAAATTTATGAAGTGAATTACCATTATGCATTTCCCCTTTCATGGTATCCAAGTATAAGGTCCTCGATGGCTCTGCATCTGCCTCTGCCTCTACCTCTGCCTTTGTTAAAAAAATCCATTCTTGTTTATTTAATCCTAATTTTTCAAATAATTCATTAAATTTAACGGTTGCTTCCGATTTAGTTGTTGCTTCCAATGTTCTTATTTCACCAGTAATACTAGATTTAATATGATATCTGCCCATACCAATACTAAAACCATTGCTAGATCTATTAATTAATAAATAAATAATAATACCGATTAAAAAAAAAAATATATATTTAATATTATTTGTATTCATTATATATTATCATATGATAATTTTTCTTTATTTTTTAGTACTTTGGTAATAAATTCATAACTTTTAATTAATTGGTCTCTATTTTTACCACCAGTAATAATAATTTTACCACTATTAAATACTGCAATTGTAACTTTTTTGCAATCGCCTTGACCATTACCTTCACCTTTTCCATCACATTTACAATTACAATTACAAATACCTAAATTATTATCTGTATTAATATTATTATAATAATATTTAATATTTACACCTGGATACATACATGGTTCATATGTAGAATATAATCCTAAATTAATAATTTCTCTATGTAATTTTTCTCTATTTACTTTATATTTAATATCAAAATCACTATTAATTAATACAATTTTATAATCTAATATTTCTAAATCATCAGTATCAAATATATCATTTTCATTTTTATTTACTAACATTTTTTTTAATATTTCTAATACCTCTTTCCCCTGTAATTCATATTTTAATCCGGTCATCTGAATTTTTCCATTATTAAATAATTTTACATTTACTATTTTATTATTATGATATATATGAATTGTTACTTGATTATAAAATGTTTTTCGAGCTGTTTTTTTTCTTGTCTTTTTATCTAGTTTTTTACTATATCCTTTGTATTTTTCTTTATGTTCAATAAATTTAACAATATCCGTTATATCAATCTTATCATATAATTTACTTAATTCTATATTAGATGACATAGTAGATATTGCTGTCATCGTTGAAATTCTTAAGTGTTCCATTAGACAATTAAATATTTATGAAATAACTTTAAGTATATTTCAAATTTATTTGATTAAACAGATTCGAAATGTTAAATTTGATGTATTAAAAGATCACTTAATTCATTTTAATTTATATTTTAATTTATATTATTAATTATATTATTAATTATATGAAAGAAGTTACAACAATATTAATTGTTATCGTGATTATTATGATATCATTAAATTATTATATTAAAAATAAAGATGTTGTATTAGTCAAATCAAATATTGATAATAGAACGTATAGAATTGCAGATGCACCTGATAAAGTAGATGTTGCTAATTTATTAGCTGAAATAAATAGTAATGTATTAAAAATGATAGATGTATTAAAAAATAATAAAGATGAAAATGTTCAACGATTATGTAAAAAATATAATCCAGATAGATTAGGTGAAAATTTAGAATATAAATCATATAAAGCATATTCAGTAAATAAGGGCGAAGAAATTGTATTATGTGTAAGAGATGAAAATGGTAAATTAATACAAGATAAAAATACTATGATGTTTGTATTAATTCATGAACTTGCTCATATAATGACTTACGAAGATGGTCATCCACCCATATTTTGGGAAAATATGGGGTATTTATTAAAACAAGGAGCAAATTCAGGCGTTTATAATCCAATAGATTATTCAAAAAATCCGGTGATGTATTGTGGAGTACTAGTTAATAAAACACCGTATACTTTTTAATTTTTTTTTTATAATATATATATATGACAGATTTTTGTAAAGTTACAGAAGATAAATATAAATCTTTTAAAACAATTAATTATATAACAAAAAAAGAATATAATTTTACAAATGAAAGTGAATATAATATATTTAATGATGATAATATTAAAACAATATATGAAAAAATAGCTTCATATATAGAAGATACTACTTTTGATTTTATATATATATGGTATAAAAATAAAAATAATATTAATAAATCATTGGGATTTAATTATAATTTTGAAATATTAAATCCAGTGGATGATAATATAGATGATAGATTTTTAGATACAAAAAATAAGATATTTTTAAATTATAATAATTTATTAAGTGATTATGATATTAAAGATAATATATTATATTATGTAAATTTATTTGAATATGAATATGAAAAAAATGAATATGAAAAAAATGATAATGTATTTAATGGTATAATAAAAAAATATTGGCCAAATATAAAAGATAAAAAATATAAAAAAAGTCCAAAAAAAATCATAGATAAAAATAAAAGATGTTTATCTATATTAGATTTACAAATAAAAACCATAGATAATATTTTTAAAAATGAATATAAATGTGATGAATTTGATTTGCAATTTCTAAAAATAAATAATATTAAGTATAATACTTTAAATGAAATAAATATAATAAAATTATTTTGTGATATAGAATTAAATAATGAATATCCATTTAGTAAATTATTTTTAAATGATTATACTGATACATATTACAAAATATTCAATAATTTAATTTATGATATTACATATGAAAAATGTTTATCATTTATATATGGTAAACGTATTTTTGTAAATGAAAAACCAAAATATTTTTTACAACAAAATACTTTTACAATTATTAAAAAAATAATATCAGATACTAATACATATTATATACCTATTATTTTTTATTTAGATGGTAATATTAGTATAATAATTGATATAAAAGATACTGTAGATAATATTGAACTATTAAATTTAATTATAAAATCATGTAATGAATTTATTGAAAATATAAATGATAAATTATTATATAGTAAAGATAAATTAAATTTATTTAATAAATTTGGTGAAAATATAAATATAGATACATTTAATTATACATTAAAATTAAATAAATATGATATAGATTTTAAATTTCCAAAATATAAAAATTTATTTGAAAATTTAATATCATATACAAGAGTAATTAAAGAATACGATTATAAAAAAACAGATGATTTACATTGTAGATATAAAAGAGTAGCTGATTATCAAAATATAGATACTGGTAAATTTTTATATATAAAATATAGTAATCCACCATATAATTGGAGTAATATTGATATTGCAAATGAAATTAAAGATGAATTATTATTAAGTGAAGAAGAAATAAAAAAAAGAATGGAAGAGTATCAATATGAAGATACAAAATATATAAATTTTCAAAATATTGAACCAGGGCCAGAAATTATAATAAAACATGATTCAGAAAATATTATTTTTGATATAAATGATGTTAAAAATATAAATGAATATTATAGAATATTAAAATTTATATTATCCATAAATGAAATTTATAAAAATCATATGAAAAATAACGAAAATTTTAATAAATATTTTAAAATAAATAGTTTTATTAAAGATTATAAAAATTGTGAAAATATTACTGAAAATGTTATTATTGATAATACAACTGAACCTGAACAAAATGATAATTTAAATATTCATATGATAGTAGACAATATAAGTTTTATACAAGAAGATTCTATACCAGATTCTATACAAGATTCTGTACCAGATTCTATACAAGATTCTGTACAAGATTCTATACAAGATTCTGTACCAGAAGATTCATTAAAAGAAGAAGCAACAAATATAAATTTAGAAGATATTGATTTATCTGATAGTTCAGAATCAGGTGGAGCAAAACAATTAAAAGGTGGTGGTAATTTAACCGGTGGTGGTAATTTAACCGGTGGTGCTAACTATAGTAGATATTATTCAGATCGTTTATCTGGACGAGATAAAAAGAGATTTAAATGGAAAAAAGATGATTATCCGGATTTATTACAATATTCAAGTTTATGTGGTACAAATGTTGGATCAAGTGGTGCTAGACAACCAATTATATTAAATCAAAAAGAGTTTGATTATATATGTAGTAAAGAAGCAGAAGAAAAAGGTAGTGGTAAAAATTCATTGCCAAAAGTTATTAAATTAGGAGATGATCCAAAAAATTATAATTATTATACATGTCCGCAATTTTGGGATATAGATAATAATATTTCATTAGATCCAAATAATGATAAATGGAATAGAGATAATATAATAGATCCTAAAAATTATAAAAATACAGATAAAAATATATTACAAAGAATTAGTGGATATTGGCATAATAATAAACCCGACGAAGATGGTAATTATAAAATTATTGATAATAATACTTTTAAAGTTACAGGTATATTACCATCAAAAAATCCATATAATTATGTAATGCCTTGTTGTAATAAAAATATTAAAAAAAAAATTGAAGAAGTTGATAATAAAATTAAAGATTTAGATATATGTTATCGAGGATATTGTTATATTCATCCTATATTAGAAAAATATTTTGATCAAAATAGATCTAATGAAGATAATATTTTTATTAAAAAAGGTATACAACAACATAATTATACTGATTGTATAATACAAATTATAGAAGATTTAGATAAAAATGCATTTATTATAGATGATACATATTTATTAGATTATTATAATAAAAATGATATATTTTTTGATTGTATATCAAAAGATCATAAGGAAGAACTTGATAAAATTACATTAAAATTTATGAAAGATAAATTTATAAATGATGCAAAAATAAAAGTATTACAAACAGAATTATTTTTAAAATTAATAGAAATTGAAACTGGATATTTAATGACAAAAGATAATATGAATATATTAAATAAATTATTAAAAATAAATAAAGGTAATATTATATTTTCTGGTGATAGTGATATTGAATTATATATTCAATATATTGAATATGAAAAAAAAAAAATTAATGGATATATATTTCAAACTACTGCTAAATCATATAGAATATGTTGTAAACCAAAAAAAAATAAAGATGATAAAAATGAATTTTATAGTATACCTAAAAATGAAGAAACTTTAAAATTAGTTAATAAAGAAATTATTACATTATCATTATCCGTTATTAATAATTTCATTAATAAATGTATTGATTATTCTGAATCAGCATATGATATATTTATTAAATATAAATATTATTTTAAAAATAAAATTTTTAAAAATAATTTAATACATTATATTAGAAATTTAGATAATGATTCTGATAGAATAAAATATATGGAATGTGGTAATGGTAATGTATCTAATTATTTTAGAAAAAATATAAAAGATTTAACTGATAATGATATTGAAGAATTTATCAAAATATATCCTAAATACAAAGATTATAATACAATAGAAAAAATACAAAATCATTTTGTTAAAGATATGGAATGTTTTTCTATATTTAATATATATATATCATCTGAAAATTTTATAAATTATTTAAAAGATGATACTATTAATGATGATTATTATATATCATCAATTATAAATAGTTATATAGTTGATAATTATTTTGATAAAAATACAATATTAGAAACTGTTATATTTGAATTTAATAATGATAATATTAGAATAAAAAATGGATTAAATAGTATTAATGACTAC